GATATAATTTCCGGCTGCGATTTCAATCCACACAGGTACAGGGGGTAACGCTGTAGCACCAAGTACCAAATAAAGTTCGGTTCCGTAATTATCAATTACGGGATCATATGACACTACCATATCAGTGCCGTAAAAATTAATTGATAATATTATAAATTTTTTTCCAACAGGAACTTGGTATGCTAAGCCATCACTCGATGAATGCATTGAATGGGTGCTGCTGCCGTTTTGATCATACAGTGCTAAAACTTTGGTGTCAGCATCTTTAAGCCATTTATTTACGCCGTAACCGATTGTAACAGGTTCAACCATTAAGCAGCAATCTCCAGCCATGTACAAAGCGTTCTACTTTGTGTTCCCACCACCAAAACATCTGAACAAGAAGCACCACCAGCAGCAGCAGCAGACCAAACAGGAAGATTACCACCCGATACAGTGAGGACATGGGTTGGGGTTCCTATGCTTAACTCTTGCAAGTGTGCAGTATTGGAATAAGTGAGTGATCCGTTTGACATGCTAGATTGAGTAATGCCCGTCATGTCTAGGCTCCCTCCGTCCAAAAGAATTGTCGAATCGTGAGTGTGGGGTTTTAAATCATTAGACCCACCGCCAGAAAAAGCCATTATTGAGACTGTCTCCTAAAACGTTCCGCTTCTGAGTCATAAAACATTGGTGTTACTTGACTGAAGACATGAACTGCACCGCCGGCCCCGGCTACTATCTGAACTCTAATTACATTTTGATCATTTATGTTTTCAGCAGCACCCGCTGACATTGCTATCAATGGTTGACCGTTTACAGAAAATTGACAAGCGTTAACTGTATCTCTATTTCTTATTGCTACTGAAATTGCTACTGCTCGATATTGTGCTGGGTATTCAATTGTGGTAGTGGCACCGGCTGCGATAATATCAGAGACATAAGTGCTAGGTACAGTTGGATCTTTTGGTAAAACATTTACAACATAACCCAGGATATTTTGTGGCATTGTTGCCACCTAAAAGAGATTTCCGTATTTTATATTAAACGAATAAGCAGCGAGACCTGCACCCGTTACGGTTTGTTGTGATTGCCATGATAATTGTTTTCCACCAGCCTGTCCTGAAACTGCAACTGGAATTGGGCCCATAATGAGCCGCCCTGCACTTAACGCAGAACTTGCTACTGAAAAGTTTGTAACACCTGATTGAATACCATTAACTAAAACATCTGTTTGATAAGTTGCTGCACCCGGAGGGTCAGGTGAATTGACCCAGTCTTCTATCGTATTACTTCGGTTTAATTGTTGAATTGTAAGTTGTGTTACATCATCAATTGATGGTGTAGCGATATTCAGTGCTGCTGGAACTGTTGTAGTATAACGTCTAACGATTGGAACCGACATTAGAGACTCTCCACCTGAACGTTGCCTTCTGCATTAGGCCCACTAAAAGAAGTTACACTTCCGCCTATTACTTCAGTTGCTACTGCACCTATTGCTGCTTCTGCACCGCCAACTGCATAACTTGCTGCTGGTAGGGCAACTTTACCGATTGCGGATTGCATCACCCCGGGAGCAAATCTGTTTAATACCATACCACCTATGGTGACTATTCCGGCACCAGCCAGAACTTTAGCTAACCATTTGGGTATTTTTGCTTTAAATGCCACATATTGAGATCTCAAGTGTAGATCTTAAATGTTTCTAAATTCGAGTTTAGAAACATATTTTACAATGTATATTAAGTTAAAACATGGGCATTTTGTCTAAAATTCTCCCCTTAGTTGCTGTGGGTGTTGGTATTATCTTTCTAGGTAATGCTTTAACCCGCCCAGCGTCAGCCTCATTAACGGCTGGTGCATTGGGTGAAACAGGTGGCGCTTTAGGCGGTACATTATCAAGTTTTGGTCTAGGTGCTGGTGATTTAGGTACTGGGATAGGAAAAGGTTTGTCGGGTCTACTTCAACCATTTTGGGAAATTAAAAATTTAATCGGGGTTATTCCGTCACCAAATGTGGCGGGTTCTGCTAATGTTAGTGCAGCAGCACAAACACAAGCTGGCAACACAGGTTCACAAACCATCACCTGGTCTAATGGTTATAGTGCATCTCTACCAGCAGGATCATTAAGTGCAGCAGCAAAATCATATTATGCTGCTAGAGGGGTATCTGTTACTTGAAGAAAGGTTCAAAGGAGGCTAAAGCCTGGGGTGCAAAAATGAAAAGGGCCCGCAACCAAAAGAAAAAACCAAAAAAACAAACTAAAAAACGAAAAACCACAACAAGAAAAAGACGTACAACACGTAAAGGTGACCTTACATTAAAACGTAAAAAAGCCTATAAAAAGCGTAAAAAACGTGTTTCTAGGCGTAAAAAGTCATCAGATCCTTTTAGTTTCTAATACTGAAAATAGTATTTTTCACCCTTACAATCAGGACAGGTTTCTGTAGTGTTGTAAATTGGATCTAATTTATTTGAGTTAGACTGAAAGTCAACTGTTCGAATAACTCCATGTGGGTGACCGTCTACGGTGTCTGCACAGGTTCTACAGGCTTTGTACTGTTTGACTTTCAGTTCCAGGTTCGGTCTTTTTATTATTTGATTTAATGGTGTTGATGATTTCATCTTTATTTTCTATAATTGCTTTTTCAATTTGTGGTAAATAAGGCTGCAAAAATTTGCGATATTTACCTAAGCCAAATTTAGATAATAATAGGTCACCTATGCCACTTCCATTTTGTAATTCCTTTTCGGTAAAGTCTGGCCCTTGTTTCATTTTGTTAATGGTTCCTTTAAGTCTGAGAATTTCTTGTCTAAAGTCTACTGCATCACTCTTTCTTGTTTCACTTATAGATTTAATGTCAGCCTCATAGTCCTTAATGCGTTGCCTGGAATGTTTGTTAGTAGTAGACCTACTCCGAGCAATATACATGCAGGAAATACCGCCAGATATACACGCCACCAAGATAAGTGCCGATGATAAAACTTCTTCCATACCATAATTAGATGATTATTACTTAGATCTAAGCGTTGCTACCCCAACTTAACCCTAAATACCCCTACCATTAGCTAAGAAAAGCTAACAAAAACCTACAATAAACTACCCATGGTATTAACTTCTATCCTAATAAAATGCAAATGATGCTGTGGAAAGCGGTGGTGGGGGAATTAGCGGTGGCTGTTGGTGTTAAGATAGTATATTTTGAGTGCTGACCTGTTCAGAAAGATAAAGTGTGTGTATTAATATACTAGGATCTTGACTCAATGGTGAAATGATGGGGTTAACATTTACTCATAGGCAAAAAAGATACATAACTTCTAAACCAGCTAGCTATATCCGATCACATAAGAACTCCGATATGCAGTCTAGCGTTCAATACCCCCTCATTTCTAAAAAATTGACTGGAACAGGGGGTGATAAAGACTGGATTACCTAACAGCACCATCAAAAGTAGCAATAGAAGCAGGAAGAAACGTAGGCGGAATAAAAGCAGCAAAAACGCTAAGTCTACCAATATCCTACTGGGCCCTACTTGAGCAGATTAGAAACCTAAAGCATTTCAAAAATGCCAATGAAGCTATGTGTTTTAGCATTATGGATGTAGCACAAAACTTAGGTCTAGAAACAGGATGAATAACACGGGAATTTTAAAAAACATAGGCAATCATCATGGAGCAGTTCAAGGTGAAATTATATCACAACACCCGCCCGATGTTCACTGTGCGAAATGTCGCAAGTTCAAAAAGAAAAATACAAACTCTATCTACTGTTTCAAATGTCTTGGAGTTTGAAATGTTTCAACCCAACTTGTAAATGTGGTGATATTGAACTGGAAAGAGTTTTAAAAATTCGTTGTAAGAATTGTCACTGTTCAATAATTTACGACATCGAACAAGTTAGCCTCTATCAACAAAACACTTGATAAACTTCAGAACCACAATCTGAAGTTTAATCCACATTTTTTTAATTTTAAACATCTTTAAGACATTATACGGTTGTTTCAATACCTATCATAGATGACTTGGCATTGACACCGGTAACATATACATTGATATAATTTCCGGCTGCGATTTCAATCCACACAGGTACAGGGGGTAACGCTGTAGCACCAAGTACCAAATAAAGTTCGGTTCCGTAATTATCAATTACGGGATCATATGACACTACCATATCAGTGCCGTAAAAATTAATTGA